CCGCAGCCGCACTTGCTGCGGCAGGCACGGCTAAGCTCTCTGCGCCAAGCGCAGCTATCTCAGCTGCACTTAGTCCAGCCCCAGCAGCCGCACTTGCTGCGGCAGCGCTCTCCGCTGCTAGTACCGGCGCTACAGCTTCTGCCACGACTGCTTCGCTTACAGTTGCACCTGTTGTGTCAGTAAAAAAGCCTCCTGCCCCTGGATTGTAGTAATACCCTAGCACTGCAGCCGCTGCTTTAACTGCGTCGGGGTGAACTCCTAGCGGTTCGGCAATTGCAGATGCAGCTCTATCAACGGCTTGCCCTACGCCTTGTACGCCGCCTTTTATCGCGCCCAAAAAACCACCGCCGATGTCTTCTGCGAAGCTAAAAATACTCTTAAAGAAGCCCATTAGCTTATCTCCCGACCGCTTACGCGGAAGTTCATGGACGCTGCAAGGCTGCCAAGCGTCGAAATAGAGTCGCCTGTGTTCAAGATGTGCCCGGCTATCTCAGGGAACGTGTACGTCTCAGCCGGTTGCAAGGTCTTGGTCTTTACGATCAGGTTAGAGTCGCCTGCGGCCTGTCCTGCGGGCACTAGGTTGACGCTGATTGTACGCGCAGCCGCGCTGTAATTGGTAGCCGTCATCTTGTCGATGATGACCGCCGTAACAGTCGCCACGTACTGAGTCGTCTGGACCTGCTCGACCGACTTGGCTTCAACCAGCGTCTTGGCGTTAATTGGCATCGTCGTTCTCTACGGGCAACGGTTGGTTGCCTTCAGCTAGCCACGCGACATACTCATCGTAGTCAATGTTACCCGGCACGACGGGAATCCACGCGCTATCAGCTAGCCGACGAATGACCGTCGAATCTTTGCACAGTTGGTACATTATGATAGCTCCGCAGACGCAGCCCAATGTATTGAGTAGCCGTTGCCCGCTGTTACTGAAGTGCCGCCAATTACCGCAAATCCTCGGTCACCAATATTAGCGGTAGACACGGTCGGTGTGGTTGTGTTGGTAGACCAATTGGCCGACGCCGCGTCTGGTGCATACGTGACAATCGTTGGATTCGTTCGTTTTTGAACGACAAACGACACAAGCGTTGAAAAGGCTTGATTATTAACTTGCCCAGTTGCGTACGCCGCTCCGACAGACGCCCCTATATTTTGAGCAGGGGCAGTAGTGTAAGGAAATGATTTTTCGTAGTACCGCGTAGAAAGCGCTAATTCAATTCCAAACGTCCTGCGCTCAAACGGCGTGGCTGTAGCGCCGCTTTCTATCTGCACGCCAGCTAAAAAGAACGCATTGCCAATTGTGTCGAACACATTGACTTGGCTACTTGTAGCGTAATCAAACGCAGACGTATACCATGAACTCGCATTTCCTCCGTTGTAAGTAGACCCTGCTTGAAGCACCCATCCTACCCGCAAACCAGTCGATGCTGCCCATTGCCAAGAACCAGTTGCACCGGGCAAACCGTTAATTACAATAATTGTCTTAAATTCCCACGTATTAATAGTATTAACTACAAACTCTGCAATGTATATGGGGTCGTTACTGTTTGACCTAAACGACACGCAATGAACACCGGCTTTAGCCGACTTTACCCAAAACGACAGAGTAAAAGTTTTGTCATAAAAATCGCGTACGTTGTAGCCTTCAATCGGTTGATAAAAATAATAGTAATCGGATGCGTCTACCGTAGCGTCCGCAGTAGTCGTCTCTATTTTGCAACTGTACAAAAGCTGATCATTTGGCACGTCAGTGCTACGAGATATTGTTAATACTGCGCTGCCACTTCCGAGCGAACGCCAACGGTCAGCATAAAAAGTGTTTGCGTTTAGTGCTTGTCCGGTAAACGTACCGTTGCGCTGCCAAACAAAAAAATTGCCGTTGATGATCTTGTTTCGCAAGCCCGCAAGTTGGCCGCCGTTGTATGACTCTGCAACCACCGTTCCGCCGGTCACGTTGCCTGTCAAATCGCCCGTGACGTCGCCCGTGACGTCGCCCGTGACGTCGCCCGTAATCGGGCCTGTGATTGTCACGCCGCTGATCGTGCCGCCCGTGATGGCTACCGCGCCAGCGTTCTGCGTAGACATCGTCCCCGCAGCAGTTACGTTATCTACCGTGTACTGCAACACGCTGGACGAATTGAGCACAACAAACTTGTAGGCTTCGCCTGCAATCAGCCAAATGTCTGCTTGGCCGCGCGAGTCTAAAATGATGGGGTTGGTATTGGGCGTAGACTGCGCCGCGTCAATCCAAGTATTTTTGGGATTTGTCGTCCCGGCGTTATAGGTGTAAACAATTCCGTACGACAACGGATTGCCGTTGGCGTCCAAAAACTGCTGTTTAATAAGCGGGGCGATCGTAGCCATGTTCGACCTCAGATATTGTTCGTGACGGTCAAGATGACCGAGGGAATGGCAGGCACAGGGGCTGACGCCGCCGCCGCAAGTAAGATTACGCTGGTGTCATCGACTGACCACATTAGCTCAAAATAGTCGCCAGCGTTAAGCTGTTCAACAAAGTTCCACGCCGCAATGACCTCTGCGTTGTTACCTTGAATACGCACTTGCGACGCAGAGTTTGGCACGTCTACGCCGTTGACGCGGAGCCAGATGTAAACAAAAGCAGTCCCTCCCGACGTTTTATCGAGCTGCGCGGAGAACTGGATGTTGAAGATGCCTGGCCGGTCAACGTAAATGCGCGATGTCGGTGAGCCGATGGTAACGCCGCGCTGGAAGCCCACACTATTAAACGTCATGCCGTAAGCGGTGTTGATTACGGCTGCCGTCTGTGTTGTAGTGTCGTAAAAATAGCCGTAGCGGGTGTTGATGAGCTGCGGCCTAGCAATCGCTGGGATCGTCTGCACGTCTTCTAGTGAAAACTGGTTTTGCCCCAGCCCCAACAGCGTAAACGCGTTGTTGAAGAAGCGATACCACTCGCGCTGCATCACGTTGTCCGGGCCTTCCACAACCGGAACACGCTGCGCCGGGATGCGCGTGATGTTAGGCATTGGTGCCGCTCGCAATCAACTCAGCGCCCATGATGGCAATCTTGCCTCGGCCTGAACAACTGATTTCGTAGACGCGGTCCCGCAACTTTTGCGTCATGCCCAGCCGCCGCCAAATAACACGCTTGCCAGTCTGGCCCACAAAACCCATCGACATATTGTGTTGGTTCGACCAAGTATGACCGCCGTCATCTGACCAACGCAACGCCATGATCATTGCAAGCGCGGTCGTGCCCAAAAAAAACTCTGGATTAAAAAACTGATTGGCCGTGCCGTTGCTTTCCAACACAATTGGATTAGTCACCACGTATTCAACGCCATTTGATGTTGACGCTACCCACGGCGGGCCTTGCACCCCAGGCACAGGTTGCGGCGGCGGCGAATAGATTGTTGTGCCCGCCTCACAATCTACTTGCAAGCTGTGCTGCGCGGTGCGTTTTAGCGTGTTTTTACCAGTCGGCAACGCGCGCCACGAGCGCAAAATTGTTTTTGCGCGATCAAATTCAAGAAATTCGTCAAAATCGTAATACCCGACTACATTACTAAACCCGTCGCCTACGCAAACTTTGTTGTTGTACGTGGCTTGGCAGACTGGCGAATGTCGGTTCAACGTACCCGTTTCGGAGTTGTGCGCGCGTTGATGCCACATCTGCGTGGCCGCATCGTAAACCCACGTTGCGTTTGCCGTTGGGAACGTTAGCACATAGAACATGTGCCCGTCTTGCTGGTACGTGTAACCGATGGCGTCTGAAATGGTTTCGTATGACTGGATGGCGTACTCGATAGCGTGCGTCGAAATGCGCTGCGGCTGATAGCCGCGAGCGCGGTAGACCATGCCAAAGCCACGCGCGTCTGCGCCGAGCCAGAAGACGCTGTTGTCCATCTTGGCTACCGAATACGGTGCCGCGCAGCCTGTCTCAAGAAACGCGCCTTGGATGGGCGCAAGCGGATAATCAGGCTGCCCAGCGTCGTACCAAACCTCGGTCGAGTTGTTGCCGAAGATCCAAATTTCTTTGTGGTCAACGATCAGCGATACCACGCTGTCGGGCGACGCCTCGGCGCTTGCAAATGACAGCGGGTCAATCTGCGTGCCATCGTAAAGCTGCGTCACCCACACCCGTTGGCTGTCGGGCTCGTTGAAGATAAAATAGCCGTTGACGTAGCCTACCGTCACCGCGCCGGGAAAGTCGGGGTCGCCGATTTTTGCAAATGCGGTGGTGTTAACGTCGTAGATGTACCCGTCTGGATTGGCCGCGATAAACAACTGCGTGCCGTTATCGGCCATGCTGACCGGGCCTGTGCCCGTAATGCCAGTGCCGCGTATGACCGATGACCAAAAACCTGTGGGCGTTTCAGTCAACTCAGTCAACACCGAATCGTTTAGCGCCGTACTATAGCTTACATAGTAGAGTTTGCCGTTTAGCGTATACAGCCCTCGAGCGTACCCAGAGGATGCACTTATAACTGCGGTAATCCCCGGCACGCGCTGAAAGTACGCCGCAGTCTTGCCGCCGTCGGGCGTAGACTCGGGGTACATGTTGATGAGCCGGTTGTCTGCAGCGTTGATGCTTCGAGCAACGTAGGCTGCGCCGAGAATAGGCGACTTCATCAGTAATTTCCAGCAAAAATATTGTAGCGCTGGCGCGTCCCCACGATGCTGTACGGGATCGCCATGATGTCGTCAGGATTGTTGATGCGCTTCAGGTTGCGCTTAGACGTCATGGCAATCCGCTGCACCTGACGAGACGGCTCGACACCAAACTCAGGCGCTAGCTCGCAAGCCAAGTTGTACCGGAACGCGCGCAGATAGCCTGGCGGGAACGCTAGAATCGTTGCCAGAATCGCTGGCTGCGTCAGCTCTTCCACCGACACAATATGGAACTCCAGCACACGCGTAGGTACTGGATAGATGTACAGTTCAATGTCAGGGTAGGTCATATTGACCCACATGACCTGCGGATAAGTGCTTTGCACTGTTTTGAGCGCGATGCCGTTGTACTGCTGCTGGTTGATGAGCTTTAGCCCGTACGAGACGCCGGTAGACGGGTCTTTGAAGTACGTCGAGTCATCAATGGTGATAGGTCGATTGCCGACAAAGTCGCCGCTCGGCCCCATCGTGCGGCTGATCACCGTTGCAGGCCAGCTGAAGATTTGATCCTCAGTCGCAAAAACCGACAAACGCTCGGTGTTCCACGACTCGATCATCTGGTTCATAGCCGACAGCGCATCGGCTGCCGACTCAGGCGAAGGCGATTCGCCCTCGGCCACTACACCTATCAGGCGCAGAGCGCTCGTGATGATGTCACCCGCTGTAGTCGCCATCGACCACCTCCTTGCGACGACGACCTCGGCGCGCAAGTTGGTTGATTGGCGCGCTGTCTACGGCCCCGTCAGGGTCTTCGCCGGGAGTATAGCGTGTCCAGCCGTTTTGTTCATCATATTCGGCTTCTTGGTGCGCAATCGCCACCTTTTCGCCGTGGACTGGATGTTTTAGATAAATGATGGGCATAAAAAAAACGGGGGCCAAAGCCCCCGCCCGTTTAGGCTGCCGCCATGATGACCCAGTTGGTCCCGTCTTCGCAAACCAGCGTTGCAAACTTGCCGGCAGTCGCGGCCAGAATGGCCGTGCCCGCAGTGCCCGATGCTAGCGGTTTGACGTTTGAGGACGCCGAGATCACCGTGTAGGTGCCAGACAGATTTTTGATAGTGACGGTCCGACCGATGTAATCAGAACCGCTGGGCAACGTCACGGAGACGTTGGCAGCAGACCCGTTACAGATCACGTAGTTTTCCTCGTCGCCCAGCGTGAAGCTGGCGGTCTTAGTGACCGGAGCGTTGAGATAAAGCGCCGTGAGTGCTGGGTCGGAGTACGCCACGCCAACAGGTTTATTGTTAGACATGACGTAACTCCTTTAGGCAATTTTGTAGACCGTGTACGCACCGTCCGCAGTCTTGCGGAACCGGAACGCAGCACTCGACGTTATCGCCACCGCCACCAGCGCATTGCCACCATCAGTGACGCCGGTGCCAAGCGCAAGAGTCACCGTGCCAGACGACGTGCCGGTATTGACGATGAACAAGTCAAACGTGCTGCCCGCCGTTGCGTTGGGAAGCGCGTTGTCAATTGCGACAGCGGTTGGCAGCGTGTACGTTGCGGCCGTGGCTGAGGGGTTAGCCACCAGCATACCGCCCACAATCTGAGCAGCAGTCAGCGTAGCCGTTGCTGTTGCGGTTTGCGGCGCGGCCGCAGCGCCCATGACGGTTTCGTCACGGTTGCCTGCACCGACCTGATAGCCGCCTGCACCATTAGGAAGAGCCATGATTCAATCCTTTCAAAAATTTGGTGGAAGGAGGCCAAAGCCCCCTAATCCTATCAGCCCCAGAGACGGACGGCCATTTGCGGACGGATGACGGAATACCCGTACAGCACGTCAATACGGCAAGGCAGACGATCGTTATTAATGTCGTATTGCCGTACGATCCGCATCGAAATACCGTTATGAACCTGGCGCGAGGCCCTGTCCACACCTTCCGGCATCAGCAGGTCGGCGGTCGCAAAAGCAATCGCGTCACGGTGATACACAAGGTTTTGCGGGTACTGGGTGCTGGCGCTTCCCAAGAAGGTCACAACAGCGCTGGCTTGCGGGAACGAGTCCACAGTCGCAAGAGCTTGCCCAGAAGTGTAGATCGCCGGGCTCACGCTCACGGTGTACGCGCCACCGGTAGCGGTTGCGTCAGCGGTCGCCACGAACTGTTGCAGGCTACCGGTCGATTCGCGGGTTTGGGGATTGACCGCAAACACATTAGCGATGGTGAACACGTCACCTTGGCGGATGATCTGCGTGCCAGTACCAGTGATGGCGATCGTGGTCGCGCCTTGCGATGACACGGTGGTCGTCACAGTGTGCGAGCCAGTCCGGGTGCCGGTCGTGAACTGCTTGATCGACTGGGACATGTTGACTTCGTTCAGGCCCAGGATACCTTCGCCCATCAAGCCGTTTTTGAACTGCTTGCTGATGGTGGACACCGGGTTGAAGAGGCCTTTCATGCCTTCGACCAGCGCAGCGTTGGCCGCCGGGTTGACGGTTGCGTAGCGGGGGTCCATCACCGCAGCGGCTTCGTTCAGCTTCTGCTGAGCTTGCAGCAGAACGAGCGAGGTGCCTGGCGTAGTGCCTGGCGTGCCAACTGACTGGAACACGCTCTTGAACGAGTTTGCAACGTCGGCGTCGATGCTCGCGGCAAGCTGGCTGATACGAGGCTTTAGCACCCGCTCTGCGAAGTCATCGAGCTGCATCGTTAGCTCAGCGGTCGTGAAGTTTACGCCGATGTGCTTCTGGCTCGATACCGTCAGGGTGGTGAACTGTTCCTGGTCGTCTTGGACCTGCAGCGCAGCACCGTCGGTTACCAGCGCGCGGTCCGGCAGACGGATACGCAGCGTGGAGCCGATTTTTGCGCCTTGAACGGCAAATGAGTCGTCGTAGGAACGATTTACGTTACGGGTGATCACCAGGTTGTTCTCGAGAATCTCGAGGGCTTTCCGGGTGATCATGTCAATCGTAAGGATTGAGTTAGCCATGATCTATTAAACTCCGTGGGTTGATAGCGGTTACCTACCGTGCTTGGCTTCCCACGCACGAATCTGGCGCTGCCGTTCGGCTTCGATCCATTCGCTCGTGCTCATCGACTTCAATGAGCGCGGGTCGGTAGTGTCGTAGGCCGGGCCGCTTGAGGATCGCGCGGCGACAGGTTGAATCGGTGCAGGGGCGTTAGACGGCTTCTTAACGGGTGGACTCGAAGCCACTTTGACTTCGATCTTCCCAATCTCTTTTGCCTGCAAAAACGGCGGCAGTCGGGAAATGCGATCCGCTTCCTTCGGATTCAGGCCCAAAAAGTACGCGACGTCTGGTCCTACATCCGAAGCCTGAATCGTCTGAGCCATCACGGTTGTGATCTTCAGATTCGGGTTGTACGCGACTGTTTCAAAGTCTTCGTACTTGTCCCGCGCTTGTTCCTCTCTGTCGTGATACGACTCAAGGATTTCAGCGTGTTGACGCGCTAATTCCCGTTGTTGGATCAGTTGCTCCGCTTTCTGAGACGCCAGTGCTTCGGCATACTTTTCAACGGACTCAAACTGATCTTGCGATACGGGCGTTGGGGCGACAGATTCAGGCGCTTTGGTGCGCTCTCGTTCCCACGATCGACGCTCTCTTGCGAGGCGTTTGCCAATCATCGCGTCCACTTCGTCTTGCGTGAACGTCTTGACCGTATCCGGCGGTGTTTCTACGGGTTCAGGCGTAGCCGTTACGACCTGTTCCGGCGCGGGTGCTGGCGCTTCTGGCGCTGGCGCTGCCGCTACAACTTCAGGAGTGTTTTCCATGTCTACTCGTATGAGTACCTGGTGAACCGCACCAGTACGGTTGTGAATTTATACAGCAGTCTGGGCTTGTGTCAAGCCCAAATCTGCACAGGGCTAGCAGGTTTGACTTTGTACTGAACCAGGCTGTCTGGCGTTGCCTGATCTGCTCGCAGCCTGACGTTAACGTGTCTAATATCTTTTTTGCAACAAATTGAGAAGATTGTTTAATTCGTTTTGATTAAAAAATGGCTCTGCACGTTCTGGAGGGCGCAACTTATTTAAATTATCGAATCTTGGTTCTTGCCTGCTTTTTGACGCCAAAACACCACCTAACAATCGGCCTAAACGGGTTAACGGAAGCGCCGCTTCTGGATAAACTCTTTCCAGCGATTTAGCTGATCCAACAAGGTGCGCCATGCGTAAGTCATTTTCATAGTTAGCCACATCACGATACAACTCCCCCAACTTGGACTGTTCGCGTTCTCGGCGCTCATAATCGGCCAACTCACCTAACGCAGACTCAGACGCTTCCCTGCGCTCATAATCCGCAAGATCCCCCAGGCTCTCAGCAGCTCGTTGCTCTTTTTCTTGTTGTCGCAGCGCCGCTAAATGCTGATTGGCTTCACCTATTAACGATTCCTGCCGTTCATACGCTTCTTGATCCCGCAGGGATCTTAGAGCAGAGTCAGCTTCGATATTACGCAGACCTTGTTGGTACTCTTTGTCAATCTCTCTAAGTCTATTTTCGTAATCAACATCACGATAAATGTCAGACTCTCGCATACCCTTTGGGACAGATATTCCACCAGCAGGACGCGGAGGCGCTTCGCCTGCCATCCGGGTGTGAAACCTACCAGTTTTTCCAGTTTGCGGGTTCTGCCATTCAAACTCTTTTAAACCTAATGCGCGCGCAGCCTGGAAGGCTTGCCCTCGAGAAACACTGCCACTTTTTGCTAACAATAAAGTTAACTCGTGCATTGCGCTGGTGTTCATACCGCCCACCTTGTATTGATTACGGGCTCAAGGTTTGTAATCCGGCGTTGGTCAAACTATACTTTGCTTTCACTTGATGTCTGCTCTTGCACTTGCTCGCGCAGTTTCGTCCACAGCGCGACTGACATTTCGAGTGGCAGTTTACCCAGCCCCATCGCAATGATGTTGGCTTCCTCAACTGTGATCTTGATGGTGAACTCTTGCATGTCAGGCTGCCCAAGGTAGCGGAGGTTGGATGACGGGCGGATTGATCTGATTGTCGATGTTGCTTTGCACCGCAGCCTCGGCAGATGCCTGATCAACACCGTTGGCGTAGCACCAGCCAAGCACCTGATCCTGCGTAAGATCGGCGTAGGGAATAAAAGACGCGGGGTCTGCCGGGGGGAGTGAACAGGTAGAGTAGACGGTTGCCGTATAGGTCTTACCGTTGTCCTCTTGTTCACCGTTTACTCGCCAGCCGACACGGATGACTGCCTCGGAAGGGTTAGCGGTTGAGGGGGTTGCTTCAAGCCACTCGGCCAACCAAGAAAATGTTGCACTCATTTCAGGCTCCTTTATTCCTCAATAAACTCGTGAACAGCGTCAAGACCGAAATGGTCGTTGACGAACTTGAGCAGACGCTCTACGTCAATCCGTAGCACCTTGCCGGTGGGGGTGTGCTTGGAACGGAAAATCCATTCGTTGGTTTCGGCATCGTGCGGCGATAGCAAGGTTGCGTTACCTGCTGCGTCCATGACGTTGGCCTCACCAGAGGCAGA